TACGTTACCAATTGCCGTTGAATTGATGCCGGGCGTAGCTCCTCCACTAATTGAAAAAATACCTGTGTTGGCAAAGTTAAACGACACTGTCTGAGAGAGAGAGCCATTTGGAACTAGCACGATGCTGCTATTAGTTCCAATCGCTGTGTCAGTCCAGTTTTCTGCGGCAGAAAAATTAATAAATCCAGATGCCCCTGCCGAGTATCCTGTTGCTCTATAACCAAACGCGGCAACAGAAAAAATTTGGTCACCCGAAAGAATTGCAGACTTTGCTGCATTAGACGTATTAGCTCGCCGCCCAACTAAAACAGGGATTCCTGCAAATGTGTCTAACACTATTCTTGCGTTTGTGCTATCCGCACCACCAACGTGAAAAACGGTAGTTGCTGGCCCCGCCGTCAACGCGCTTGTGTTAGAATTAAATACGCCAGTCGTCGCCGCCACCGTGCTAGGTGTGGTGGCACCCAGCGTGCCGTTTAGCGCACCTCCTGTAATAGTGGGGCTAGTGAGCGTTTTATTCGTCAGGGTGTCTGTCGTGGCGCGGCCAACTAGCGTATCCGTAGCGTCTGGCAGCGAAAGCGTTCTGTCCACGGTCTGCGTGCTGCTCAGCATCGTGCGCGTGTTTGTCGTGCCACCCGCAGCGTTGAACATGAGCCGCTTGGTTTCGTCTACACCATCGGTGACGTTAACGTAGCCGCTTGCGCCCTTGGCGACCAAATGCAGTCCAATAGAAGCGTCCCCACCTGTGGCTGAGATGTGGACGGCGTTGCCTGTCGCGGCGTTCTCAATCGTCACTTGATTAACGGCTGATGCAATCGAAGCTAACTTTAACGTGGCGTTAGTCGATGCGTCGTTAATTTGGGCAATCACTGGGGTCGTGATTGTCGGTGAGCCTGACAGCACTACGTTGGTTGTGCCTGTCGAGGTTGTGACGCCGGTGCCGCCGTTGGCGACTGGCAAGGCCGTGCCAGAATATGTCATGGCCAACGTGCCGGCGCCTGTAATAGGACTGCCAGAAATTGAGAATACGCTTGGCACCGTAGCGGCTACGCTTGTCACCGTTCCGCCAGACGAGGGAGAGCTATTGGTAACCGTAAAGCTAGGATAGGTTCCGCTGACAGAAATTCCTGTGCCGGCAGCAATGGCCACGGTCTGGTCGGGTGCGCTGTTGGTAATGGTCAGCGTCCCGCTAGTGGTAATTGGACTACCGCTTACCGTAATTCCTGTGCCAGCGGTGGCCGCGACAGATGTCACCGTCCCGCCAGCATCAGCAACGAAGCTAACATTGGTTCCGTCGCTTTGCAGGTTCTTGCCGGTTGCACCAACTTGACTCGGCAACAAAGCATTGAGCGCAGCTTGCGCCGTAATTTGACCTGTGCCGCCCTTCGTAATCGGAACCGTGTCAGATAAAGTAGAACCAGCAGCCGTTACTGTGATCGCAGCGGTTCCGTCAAAGTTTACTCCGTTGATTGCGCGTGCAGTTTGTAGCTGAGTGGCACTCCCGGCGTTACCTGTGATTGTGGTCTGGTCTCCAGTGTTGGCATTAGAAATTGAGGCAGTCCCAGTGACGGCCAAGGTCGGCGTGGAAGAGCCAGAGACCACCACAGAATTTACTGAGGTCGGCGTGATGGCGCCTAGAGCCAGTGTAATCGCCGGGGTCGTTGTTGACGTTGCCACGGAACCGCTCACGCCGTTGGCCGTCGTCACCGACACGCTTGTTACGCTGCCGACACCGACAGCCTGCCAGGATGTGGTCGTGCCGCTAGTCTGAAGCACCTTGCCAGCGTTTCCGCTCTGAGTTGGTAGGATGTCATTGAGATCCGTAGCAACCCAAGTTGCGTCAGCACGCAAGAATTTCTTGGCAGCGGCAGAACCAGCCGTAGGAGGCGGAACTAGACCCTTTGATCCACCTGTGCCACTGTCGGCCACCATCTCTGGCAGCATGGCTGTTACTTGAGCCGTTGACAAGTCTTGGGGGATGCCAGTGCCTGACGTGCGACCCTTGACAGTAGGTCCAACCATGTTGGCCAACTTGTCGTTTGTTACAACGGAATTGGCTAACGTGGTTGTCAGCGTGCCTGTCGAGGCCGGCGCCGTAACGTCTCCCACTATGGTGATGGCTTGGTCGCCCGTGTTCGTATTAGAAAGATTTGACCCGCTGATCGTACCCGAGGCCACAATCGACGTTGGCGTGATGGCACCTAAACTTAAGGCAATCGTCCCGCTGGACGTGATGGGACCACCGGAAGAATTAATCCCATTGGCGCCCGACACGTTTATGCTCGTCACGGTCCCCGCACCCGCGATGGCCAGAATCTGCGCTACCGTTGCTCGCTTATTGGCCGACGTGTTGCCATCGACCATGACCGTGAAGTCATTCGTGTTGACGGTTGTAGCCGGCGTGAGCTGTGAAATTTTAAGATCGGTAGACATTACTCAACAATGATTTTGCCACCGTCCTCTAAGAGGATTCGGTAGCCGGTTTCCTGTTTCAAAAAAGAAAAGAAGCGAGGAATTCTTCTTAACTGATTTAACAAAACGCGCATTGGCGTTTATTAGTCCGCAAACGGAGACACGATCACGCGAGCCGCGCCAGAATTTTGAATGAACTTGGCAAAGATTGCCTGATTGCGCGACCAGAAATCACGATATCCAGCCGCATAGCTGTGTCCATTGGTGGCGCTTGGTGTGCTGCCATCAAAGGTGACGTACACGCTGGCCGTCTTGACCTCAAACAGCATATACAAGCTGTCGATGTCGAAATTGTTGGTGAAGCTGACAGCACTTGTGCTGACGGCGATTTCTTGCAGCGTCTGGCCTTGGTGTGGCTTAGGCTGAAGGTTTGAGACTTTGGTATTTGCTGCCATGATGTTTTAGTTAGTAGGTGAAGACGGAAAGACGACGAACTTGCCCCTCTGCGCGAAGGAGTTTATCAGCCTCATATTGTTTAGTTGTTTCAGCATCCGATTCAGCAGCCATAGCCTGCTCGTACTGACCCTCACCGCGAAGGTAGTCTGCAAGACATGAACGGACAAGGTACTCGCCAGTGAAGTCTGGAATTTCAATGATCGACCAGTTCGCTGCATTAGAAAAAGGCGACTGGCCTGCTGTTGTAGCAATGAGGCAAGTATAGAAGTTACCCGCCGGCTGCTTACCAGAGTCTGGCTGAAACGATCCGCTGTTGGTGGACGTATCAAAATAGATCTGCGAGCCAACTGAGTAGGTTGCGGTTGCGCTGTACGCATCGCCAAATAGAGCAGGCCGCTTGATACTGTACTCGATGAAGATCGGGTCTGCCGCCTCCATGATATTAATGTACCGCGCCGTGCTATCGTTATAGAGAAAATATTTAACGAGCCGCGCCCTTGTGTTTAGGCGTGGATCGCTGTTGTAAACAGATAAAACTTCGTCCGCATCGACCGGAAGTGTTACCGTTCTGACCCCGTTTGCGTCCGTGTTGACGGTCTCGCCAGGAGGCGTGCTTGTACGAATAAGATCGGGCCACGTCTGAGCCTCCCAGATCCTCTTGAGACGGCCATTGGACAGGTCTCTGAACATGGCAAAGTCTTGCGATGTAATATTGGCACGATCAAGCCCCGTCAATTGACAGAACCGATAGAGAAGTAGACCGTAGTTGACCGTGAGCATTAAGAAGTTGGTCGCCCGAATTGATCGAAAATTGTCATGGAGGATTCGCTGGTAGATTTACCATATCCAACCATGAGCTTTGTTCTGCCGCCCTTTACCTCTAGATCGTTATCTTTGAGATAGTTTTTAAGAAATGTTTCGTCCTTCCAGCAGTCATAGCCTAAGCGTTGACCCCAGTAATGGAACGATGAAGCAGGGATTCGGGCGCGTAGACGACCTACGCCATCTACGCCCCGATGATAACCCTTAGCACCGACAGAGAGCTTCTTGGCTTCGACTCTGCCGAGCAATTTTTCCCGATGCCACCCCCGCTTGAATTCTTCAAGCATTGGCTTGACTAACTCAGTGGGGATGTTCGCTAACATTAGGAAGTGAAGTCGAACTTGCCGAAGGCGAGAGGATTCTTCACGACGAGACCAGCAACGGCCTCGATGAGACGCGCAGGACCGCCACCGTAATCGGGGAGATCACGAACCTCTGGGAGGCTCGAGTAGCGGATTTCAACCAAGTCCATCGGGATGACGTAGCCCTTGTAGTTAGGGGCAAACGCATCAGGATGCAGGCGAATGCGACCGAAGTCACCCTCGAACACATCAACGCTGGAGACGTAAGCATCAGCACCGGCCTCGCGGCTGAATGTGCGGATCGTGCTGGCTGCAATCGCACCAGTCGCGGCAGCAGTCGTGCCGGTGGTGAAGAGCAGGTTTGTGAAGGCACGCTTAACTTGGCTCGAGACGATGCCATCATAGTCGCGATATGTGCCAGTATTATTCCAGATTGAAGACAGCATATCCTGAGCCATTGACTCGTCGAGAGTCGATGTGGCGGCAGACCCGCCCTTGATGCTGCCCGAAGGAGTACGGAAAGCCGCAGGAACAGCAGGAACGCTGCCGCCGCTTGTGCTTACCCAAGAACCCATAGCCTTTGTGAGGTACGGGACCGTGCCGTTGTCGGCTTGGCCATCGTTAGCGGACAGAAAAGTGCTTTCCATATCGCGCTTGAGGGCGACAATGCCCTTGGCGACCATGCCAGCAAGTTCATCGCGTAGGCCCGCAACGACGGAAACATCCACCGAGAGGGGCGACACGCGAACTGGGCGACGGAATACCTGTACATAGTTGGCCAGAACAGCGCGGCCAGAATTAAGATTCTGGTAGTCGCCGCTGGTCACGTCTGTACCGTCAACCGTGCCAGTTGTAACAGCGGCGGGGAAGTTATCCGCCTGCCACTGCATGTATGTGTTGCCCGGCTTGCTTCCTTTCGGAGACATGGAAACAAAGGGCGTATCTTTAGCATCCACTAGGCTGATATAGTCAGCTAGGTCTTCGCGTTTACCAATTTGTGAGCGTTCGTATAATTGAGCCATTGTAGTAATTCCTAAATATTACAAGAACGAGGAGAGAAGCACCTTCTTGAGCGATTCCTGTGATGGCGACTTACGCATAGCAGCGGACGCCTCCTGTGACCGTGCGCTATCTTTGCTGATAGGCGCAGGAACAGATGCTGGTTTGTTCGGCTGCGATGGTGCTTTTTTTACCACCGCTTTTGTTGCCGCCTGCTTCTGCTTGGAGTAGTCTGCTTCGCGTACCTGAGCACCCTTCATATAGTCCCCAATAAACAATTTGTAATCGGGAAACTTTCTGACCTCGGGAAATGCTTGCAAGATATTTTGAGCTTGGTTGTATTCGCGAGAAGTTTTGTCCTTCCACCAGTTATATGTACTGTCAACTTGTGGTTCAAGTTGTGTCCTCGTATGCACATATTGCAGTTGTCGGGGAAGGTGCTCTTCGAGAGCATCTACAGCATTTAACCTTATACGGCGGACTTCCTCCGAACTGTACTCCAATTCCTTACCTTGTTGGTCAGTAATTGTAGCACCGTCTGGATTCTCTTCCGCCCACCGACGCACACGTCTGGCCTGAGCGATCTCTGCTTCCACTGCTGATTGTGTGTCAAGGTGGAGATAGGGATTGCCTGGGACTGGCGCAATAGCCGGTTGGGTGACAGGATTAGACTCGAGTCTCTGTTTGAGGGCCACGGTCTCGCTTTCGAGTGTCTTGAGTTTCTCTTCCAACTCACGCTTTGCAGCAGAAAGTTTTGAGAGTTTCTTCTTAACACCCTTGGGGAGTTCGTGGATTTCCTCTTCGGAGCCATCTTCGGATTCGCTGTTGTCAGCGTCTTCGACGTCTTGAGAAAGATCTTTTTTGTCTTCGGTCGGTTCGGTATTTACCGGACTCTCCTCGGACGTTATTTCCTCCGTTGTTTCCTCGTCTGTTTTATCAGACTTGGCAGGCTTGGAAGTTTCCTGCTCCGATGGTTCGGACATCAGAGATCCTCGAATCAGCGCAGTGAGCTTTGCTTCATCGAGTTGACCGAACTTTTCTGCTACTGGGGTTTTCAATGGTGTGTCGGAGGTCGTCCCAGTTGCCGCCGCCGTTGATTCTTGAACTGTGCTATCTTGCATGGTGTTTTTGTGGTCACCAGGATGACCGATGCAAAGTTGCTCAGGGGCGCAACTAGGAAAGCCCGTTGTGCTATATAACCTACAAAAGTTTTTCCGCGCAATAGGCGGACATGATATTGCTTAACTCACACCATGTTCGCCCATGTTTAGTTAGCATCACAGACCTTGCGACTGCCGCGCCTGATCGCGCAGTTGCGCCAACAATAACTTGAAGTCATTGAGCGCCTCTGCGCGACCGGATGCGTGGATGCGATCCTCGCCGATGGTTTCGCGAGATATGGCCGTCTCAGTTTCGATTGCCACAGACTCGTCAAGGACGCCCATGACGGCATCCCAAGTTGCATTGGTTCCCGTGAAACCGAATCCCTCGACTAGTTTTGGTTGTATCATTGCTGCTGGCCTTGAACGGGAGCGACCCCGATCCGTCCGATTTGTTTATTCTGTTGCTGCGATTGCGACATCTGAAGGTTCTTGACGTAGTTCTCAAGCAACTGCTTGAACTGCGGATCTCCCTGCGCGGCCTGCTGCGCCTTCGGGTTGGCCTTAATGATTTGCTCCGTGTACTGCAACTTCATCGCTGCCGTTGGATCGTTCTCGGTGTAGAGTGCCTCGTTGCCCAACATCATCAGGCCAATGTCAGACTGAACTTGGCGGAACATCTGCTGGCTGGCGCCCTCCTTGTTGATGAGGATCTCGGAGGCGGCATCTGGCGCAATTGCACCGACGAGCAGCTTGACGAGTTTGTTGCGATCAATCTCTCCGCCGGCGTCCAGAGGAACGACAAACTGAGAAATCGATTGTAGCTTCTTCATCACATATTCATTGTCGAGGTCGCGGACATCAAACTTCAAGATGAAGTCAAACTGACCTGCGATCTCGCTGATGCGCTTCGGCAGTGGTTGGCCAGCGATGCGGACAATCTCTTCCTCGGTCATGTACTGGCAGCAGAGCTGGAACATCTGCGAGAAGACCTCGGACCATGTGCAGAACCAGTTGTTGAGCATCTTCTGCTGTAGCACCTGAGTCTTGACCGCGGGAACCGATGCGTGCGTGAGGCCAAAGTAGTTGGCGTGACGTGCGTCCACCATGTCGATGACGGTCTTGGCCTCCATGATGGAAGCAGACGGCGGTGGCATCCAGCTAAAGTCGTCGGACTGCGTGACCGGAACCTGCACGCCGGGACCGATCTTGTTGATCTGTCCAACTCGTTTCTTGACTAGCAGCGGTGGCATCGTCGTGAACGCGGTGCGGTCACGAATGGAATCGTGTTGGGCCTTGATCTCTTCCTGATCTGTCATGCCAAGCTCTGACACGCCACGGCTCGCAATGATTGAGCGGCGCAGGCGTTCCGAGCGATACTCAACGAACGGGTACTTGCCGTGCGCGTAGTCGAGCAGTTCGTGTTTGGCGTACAGGTCGCTCTCGACCATGCTGGAGAATACCGTGTAGTAGATGCCTGGGACGCCCTTGTCGTTTAGCTGGCGGCTGTATGCGTGGACAACCTCGATCAAGTGATCGGTGCGCAGGATGCCCACAGGATTAATGTCAGGTGGTGCGATGCTGGCGAAGTCATTGGTCAGCCAGAACTGGCGACCCTGAGTTGTTGCCGCGGCCTCAACAAAATCCTCGTCCCAGCCCTCATCGTTAATCTTGGCGCGAAGTTCGACCTCTGTCATGAACTCGCGGCGGAAGATAACACGGGCGCGTTGCAGGTCGGTCGTCTCGGGCGGCAGTGCGATCTCGGAGAACGGACGGAGCGCGGTAACGCTCGGCAGATTCTTCTGCACATACTCTTCCTCGTACTCGGCCTCGCCGGTCGTGCGTAGGTCGCGCACAAACTTCTTCGCGTCAGAAATCTTCATGTCAGGCAAGAGCAGCGTGATGATCTCGGCTGCTTGGCCCTCGCTGGCCTCGTCCATAATCATCTGTGGGATGGTCGCAAGGATGCTGTTAGGATCGCGCTGTGCAGCCTGCTGTGCAATCTGCGCGACTTCCTGCATCGTGATCGGCTGCATACGCGAAGAGATCTTCTGATCCCAGCAGACGTGAGCGACAGACCATCCGTACTGGTGCGTGTACTGCGCCATGAGTTCGGCCTCACGCTCTAGCTCAACCTTCAGCTTATTCTCGCGGAGCCACGTCATCAGCGACGTTGCGGCAGCGGCTGGCGATGCGTCCTGCACGTCGATGCCGGCGACCTTAATGGTAGCACGCTCGAAGCCGGTCGTGAGTGTGGCCACCAGCTCATTGATCGTGGAGTCAACGAGGCGGATGCGAACGTCAGAGGCGCCCTCGAACGGGAACACTTGGTCGCCCTCGCCCTTGAGGTTAGACCACTTCTTGCCGTCGTCAGACTGCCCAGGCCAGCGAGCGTAGCGGATTGAGTCCGAGTTATCGAAGCGCACATTGTTGTTGCCGTTGTAGAGGCTGCGCTGAAATTCACGCGCCAGATAAATTACGTCAGGCGTGTCGCTCGCGTTAACGAGACCATCCTGACCGGGATTGTTAGGTGATACTTTGTAGTCCATTATTGTGGTGTTTGATTGTTGGGTGTAAATTCTACGCCGATATGTTTAAGAACTTCGGCGCGGAAAAATCTGTGGGTGCCGCCCAGCGTCTTGTAGGTGCGCAGCTTGTTCTCTCTGCGCAGACGATCGAAGTACTTCTCGTCAAGTCCGGTGAGAAGACTGGCCTGCTTGCGGTTTAGTAAAATTGGAAATTGTTCGCTCATTAGTAGGAACCGCCGCCGGCAACGGCGAATGCGGTGTTGTTGTGGTGTTGTGGGTCCATGACGGCCAGATAGCGCAGGCAGTCGATTGGGTCCTTGCTTGCGCCCTTGTCGCCGTCCTCGCCGGTCCACTCCCTCAAAGAATAAATTAAGTTCTCGCAGTCGGATGAGACGTAGAGATTTGGTTCGTTCTCTGCCGTCCTTGGCAGGTTCTGATTCCAAGAGAGCCAGTCATTGATCAGGCCAACGCCCTCGTCGATGCGGACGCCGGCGGCTGGCTCAAACCACATACCATCGTTGCCCTCGCTCTCGTCGCCGAGCAGGTCAATCATGGACGTGCCGCCATCCTTACCCGCGGCTTGGGTGGCGCCGGCGCGTGGGTCGATGTAGCGCGCAAAGATCTTCTCCTTGCCCTCCAAGTCTCGGATCAGTTGCTTGTAGTCAGACGTGCCGCGGCCTGCGCCGTTCTTCTGCCCGATGCCCATCTTGCCGTCCTTCTTCTCACCCGGCAGCGTCCACTCGCCCACCATCATATCGGGCCACTCACGGTAAATAAATTTGCGGCCTAAGCTATCAACGCGCAGCCAGAGCATAAACCAATTTCTGGCGCCGGCGGGGTCGACCACCATGTAGTTGGTCACGTCGCTAGTCGGAACCTTGTCAGGAGAAATTACATTGGCCTCGGAGAACTTTGGGAACTGTGAACCTGTCAGCGAGTCCGCCCATCCGTAGGCGCGGATCTTTAGCTCGTAGTCGCCGCGGCCATCCAGCGTGCGCTTCATCACATTCCAGTCCGAGTAAGGATTGAGGTCAGAGTGAAACCAGCAGATGCCAGAGTGGCGACCGTGCGCCTTCGCGGTGTAAGGCATTGCGCCCTTGGGCAGGCCCGGCACGTTGATCTTGTTCGGCAGCAGCTCGGCCTTCCTGGCCTTAAGGAATTTGCACCCCGAGACGTACTCCTTGACGACAGGAGTGAACCCTGTGACCGGCGTGAACGTCACGATCAGCAGACCGTTGCGTGTTACCAGCCGGTAGCGCAGCGTCTCGATCCAGTCCAGCGGCACCAACTCATCGCACCAGATCATGTCGCACTCGCCGCCCTCGATCACGCGCTTGTCCTGCGCATAGTTCATAAAGAACGCCTGCGACTTATTGGGCAGCACAAAAGAATTCTCCGAGAACCCATTCTTCTGGGTGTAGGCCACGTTGGTGATCTTTGTCTTACGGGCAGCCTTATACTCAGGCGGTAAATATTTCCATATTATAGGTTGCTGCATCTGAATCGATGACTGGTTCGTAGTGTGCAGGCACCACACGCGGGACTCGGGCTTTGCGACCAGCAAATTAACGGCACGCTTCGCCGCCCACTCGGTCTTGCCGGCTCGGTTTCCGCCCATAATCAGCACGTCGCGGTACTTGGTCAGCAGCTCGTCCGCCACCTTCCAGTGCGACGGCTCGTACCCGTGACGGTACGGATCTTGTTTCTCGGCCACGATCTTGTCCTCACGCAACTGCAACCTGAGTGCCGTCTCCTCCGCACCATGCTCCGCCACCATGCGCTTGATGTCTTCCAGCGTGGGGCTGGGCATCACCGGGTGCGGTGTCGGGACATAGCCCAGTAGCTTGCTGTCGTTATCAATCATTTCTTTGCCTTCCTGCGAGCCTTGCGGCGGTGGGACTGCGCAGATGCGACCGGCTCAATTCCGATGCTCGCGTGGTAAGCCTCAACGTCACCCTCTGGCCAGCCCAGCTTACCGCTCGGCATCCACTCGTTGATGTACGCCTCCTTCTCGGCCTCAAAGACCGAATTAAACTTGAGCAGCTCCTCAAGGTTCATCTTGGGCTTATTGATCTGCACCGCCTTGACGGCCAAATCGACCGCGTAGTTATCCAAGCACTCGGCAAGGTAGCCCAGCGGCTTTGACACAAATAAAATAATTCTAGCCCAAATAAACATTAGCTGTGATTTCATGGTATAAATATTTCGCGGTGGTCGGTGGCCTCTAGGCAGGTATCAAACTTGAAGACCGAGTAGGGGATGCCCTCCTGATCCGACATCTCGATGGCGTCCTCACGCGCATCCTCAAAGCTGTTGTAGTGGCGGAGGCGTCCACCCACAAAGTGAAAGCTCACGTCATCGTCGGCGTGCAGCGTGTCAGGCTCTGGCTTGAGTTGGGTTGGCAGGATGATGTAGATCATGACGGTGTAGTTAATCTGTTTTATCGACTGAGCTAAAGAATGGCCGCTCCCTCGTAAGTTCGCACTCGTAGTGATCGTTCGTGGACCTATCCTGCCAGACCACCTGATAGAACATCGAGTTGCCGGGACGGTAGATTATGCCAATCACGACGCCGGGGCTTTCCTCGGTGCGGTGAAAGATCAGGTCACCCAGCGCAAACTTTGGGATGTCGGCCTGCATCAGTCGTACATGGAGCGCATATCCTTGGAGTACTTAATTTTCTCCTTAACGTACTTGGTCTTCGCGCTGCCCTTCAGACCAATCGTCTTCTCGTACCGAGCCTCGTCACGTTCGTGAGCCATCGACTCGGCCATCTTGCTGGGTGGTTTTTCTCTATAATTATTGTAGTTATCTTTCATGTTTGGTAACGGTTAATCTAAATTGTTCGGACGCACGCCACTCCTGGCCCACTCGTAGCAGAGCAAATATCCGTGCGCGTCGATTATGTTGTCGGGCTTCGCCGTGTGGACCTCTCGGCACAGCTTCAGACCCACCATCATCAGGATGGCTTCCTGCGCAGTAATGTCCCGCTTCAGTGCCGGCGCCAGCAGGCCAGACCATACCTTCGCCACCTTCGTGTAGTCATCCACCGGATCTCCGTAGGTCGCGTTGCGATCACCCAGAACTAACTGCGATGCTGTGGTTGCGTGATTCATAGGATTACCAACGCCCAGGCGCCCGAGGTTGCCGCGCAGAGACCAAGATGTGCTCGTAGGTCCGCACCGGTATCACCATGCCAATCGCGAAGCCCACCGCATTCTTTACGCGACAGATCACCTCGCGATCATTCCAGCGCACCCTGATCGCCTTGCGGTTCGCGAACGCATTCCCAATCACCACCGCCTCCTCCTCCGTCCACCAGCCCGGACGGCCCTTCGTGAGGATCAGCCCGTTCGCTGAGATCTTGGGAATCATGCCGTTCGCCAGCCACTTCTGCACCACCGGAGCCTCCTTGGGAATCTCAGTGCTGATCAGCTTCTCCATCTTTGTCAGCCCAGCCTCCGTGTAGCACACCGCCTTCGGCCTCGCGCTGTAGAACCAGTCCCAGCCCTGTATCAAATTATCTTGGCGCATCTTCGTGACCACCGGACGCGGCAAGCCAATCTTCACGCACAGTTCAATTTCTCTGATTACACTTTTAGGTTCGCTCATGTTTCAATTGGGTTTTGTTCTTCGTCTTCTTCTTCTGTTTCTGGTCCACGCATTGTAGTGGTTTTTAGATGGAGCCTTCGACAGGACTCGAACCTGTGACCGCCTGTTTACAAAACAGGTGCTCTACCAACTGAGCTAAGAAGGCGCTTTTATAAAAAAATTTCTGTTGAGTGAATGCGTCGCGTTGCGCTCGCCGCCGGCTGCTGGGACTCCCCCCCCCCGGCTGACCCGCTTGAAATTTCAGCAAAGCCGGTGAATGATCAGGGAAAAGCCACCGACGCACAATACCTATTATGTCTAATGTTCTACGCAACATCGATGATATCCTCCTGCTTTGTAACAACTTGTAATGGTTTTACGCTTATCATGCGGGAAATGGCGTCCGCGTCGACCTTCAGCCTGTGCTCGACCACCTGGACCGTGGTTTCTCCTAGCATCGCCGATTGTTTGTCGAGGATTATCCCCAAAGCAACGGAAATCCCCGCCAGTAAACTTGGCTTAACATCCGCACCCTCAAGAGCATCCAGACCTTGCTCGATAGTTGAGGCGGCCTTGTTGGCGATGCGTTGGAGGTTGGCTGCCATGTGGCCGCGGAAGAGTGCAGGCTCGCGTTCGAGTAGCTGATCCCGGACGATCTGTACGGTAGACTTGCTTGAGCTGGTATCGTAAGCGATGCGAGCGATTGGAATCTGCTTACGGATGAGATCCTCGATAAGCGTACGCTTTTCCGTACTGATTTGCGTTGCGGTATACTTGCCCAGATCTGCGCCACGCGCCAGCTTCTGGGTGACGGTGGTCAGCTCAGGGGAGGTTGTGGTAACTTGTGCCGTGATCTCCAATGGTCTGCTTATACCAGAGCGTAGTTTTTGGCGCAAGTGGTTTGATATTGACGTGAGGTGTCAGACGCAATTTAGTGTCTGCGATGAAACACATGATTCGAGAGTTGATAGTGCTGGGTATCGCGGTGGCCTGTGCCGTCGCTGTTGGATTTTTATTTGGGATTAGAAATATGCAGAACGAGGCAGTTAAGGTGGGCCACGCTCATTGGACCCTGACCGAAAACCTGCGCGTGCAATTTGTCTGGGGGGCGAAGCCATGAGATTGCTAAACGAAGCAGTTGAAGAATACATAATTCACGATTATTTGATCAAAGCGTTGACCAATAAACTTACGAAA